TTAGACTCAGGCCAATATATGCCTGTTGATGGAGTATCAGAATGCTGCGGTGCTCCATCAAATACAGACTTACAAATCTGTACTGACTGCGGCGAACATTGTACAATTTTAAAAGAAGAAGACTATTATGAATAAACAAAAAGAATTATGGTTTAACACCTTTTGGAAAGAGTATCCTAAAAAAGTAGGTAAAAAACAATGCAAAATGTATTGGAATAAACTAAATCTTACATCTGAATTATTTGAAAAGATAATGGAAGGTTTGATTGACCAAAACGTTTTGCGTGCTAAATGTGAACTTAAAAAGATTTGGCACCCTAATCCTCCAGACCCTATACGTTGGTTAAAATATGAACGTTGGGAAGATGATTTAAACGTAATAGAGGACGAAAAAGAAATAAAAGTATATCAACCACCAAAATATAAAAATTATGACGAACGATAGACATCATTTAGAACAAGTATTGTTAGGTAAACTAATGAACAAATCTGAATATTATTATGACAATCACACATTACTTAGCCCTGATTTATTTAGGGAAGATATGCACAAAGAAATATTTTCAATTATAGATAAACAATATCAAAGCATAGGTAAAGTAGATATGTCAGATTTTTACAGTAAAAGTAAAGATAAACATAATAGTCTTACTGTTGCAAGTAGTTGTAATGATAAAGCCTTTGAGCCTTATTCTGCTGATAAACTTATTCTTTTATTAAACGAATGGAATAGAAAAGAAAAGCTTGAAGTATTGTGTTTAAATACTGTAAACAAAATCAAAAATGGTGATGATTTATTTGAATTACTAGATGATGTAGAAAAAGAAGTTGTAAAATTAGGTGATGTTCATCAAGATAAATTATCTTCTATTGTTGACCAAATGCCTAATATGATGAAAGCATTAGAAAAAAACATGCAATCTGATGGACTTACAGGTATACCAAGTGGCTTTGATTCTATTGATAAGTTTACTGGTGGTTGGCAAAATCAGGACTTAGTTATTATTGGTGGTGCTTCTTCTATGGGTAAAACTAGTTTTGCTCTTACAGCTGCTGTAAATGCTGCTGAACGTGGTTATCCTGTTGTTATATTCTCTTATGAAATGTCTGTTAATCAAATGCTTATGCGTATGATTAGTGCAGATACCAACATCAACAATAAACATTTATTGCGAGGTAAAATATTTGACGATGAGCTTACAAAAATACATCACAGTATTGCTGGGTTTGAAAAAATGCCTATGTATATTGATGAATGTAGAAACACATCGCTTAAATATTTACTTAACAGAATTAGACAATATGTTATATCTAAAAAAGTTGGACTGATTATGATAGATTATTTACAGCTTATATCATATAACTTAAGTGGCAGAAGTAGAGAACAAGAAGTATCACATGTTGCTCGTGCATTAAAAAATCTTGCAAAAGAACTTGATGTTACTATTATTGGTTTATCACAGCTATCAAGAAATGTAAGCAAACGTGATGGCGGTAGACCTATACTTGCAGACCTTAGGGAATCAGGTGAAATAGAGCAAGCTGCTGATGTTGTAGCCTTTGTATATAGACCAGAATACTATGGATTAAAGACAGATGATATGGGTAATAGTATAGAAGGTATGGCAGAAATAATATTTGCTAAAGGTAGAAACATAGGTATAGGCAGTAAGTTTCTTAAGTTCACAGATTATCTAACAAAATTTGAAGAGTTATCACCATTTGGTTCTTGATAACTTTTGCAATGTTTGTTTTTTTTCTTTGCTATATTGCTATTTATTTAGTAGATTTGCATGATTATGATTACATTTGATAAGGCTTTAAAAAAAGTTTCCAAAGATTTAAAAATCAGTAAAGAGCTTGCTAAAAAAGTTCTAAATAAAACATTTAGGGAAATAGAAAAGAACCTTGATGAAGATAAAAACTTTATGTTCAAAGGGTATGTCAAATTTGTAAAATCAAAACAAAAGAAAAAACCGATTACTAAAACCGAATTATTAAATTTAAAAACGAAAGACAAATGAAACCGAATATAATTATTGCTGGACCATCAGGTTCAGGTAAGTCAAGCTCATTGAGAAACTTACAACCAAAAAGAACTGCTGTTTTAAATACAGAAAGAAAGCAGTTACCATTCAAGAACGCTAATGAGTTTATGAATGTTCCAATTAAATCTGTATCAGAGTTTCACTCAGCTTTAGACAAAGCTATGGAAAGTGATAAAATCAAAACTATAGTTATAGAATCTTTTACATCTCTTATAGAAATCATATTCAGAGAAGCAGATATTAGATACAAAGGCTTTGATGTATGGAGTTACTATAACAAAGAGATAGATAAGATTCTAGATAAGTCTAAAAACTCTGATAAGTATGTTGTATTTACTGCTATTGATGGCGTATATGATGGCGACAATGGTGTTGAAGAACGTTATGTTGCAGTAGATGGTAACAGATGGAAGAAAAGAGTTGAGAAAGAGTTTGTATTAGCTTTATTCACAGATGTTAGAGCAACTGATGAAGGGGTTACTTACAGATTTAGAACAAATACTACTGGCAGAGATTCTGCAAAGAGTCCTATGGGTATGTTTGATTCATTGCATGTAGAAAACTGTATTAAATCAGTTATAGAAAAATGTGAACAATATTACAAAATAGAAGTTTAATTATAAAAATCGAATTATTATGTTTCCAAATTTAAAAACACAAGAAGTGAAAACAACAACGACTGAATCTAATTACTTAGGAGCGGGAGCTCATACAGTAACTGTAAAGAACTTTAAGACAAGTGATGAGGTGCCTGGATATAAAGGCACACCATACTTTGAATTCCTTGTAGAGGCAAACTCTGCAGATAATCCTGGTGTAGCTTTCTTAAAGTTTATGGGTGTAGATAACTTTACAAGTGAAGCTGCAGCTAGAGTAAGAACAGATATATTTAAATCTTTTCTTATATCTGCTGGTGCGTCTACATTTGATAATCCAAATCAAGCTGCGAGTTCTATAGTAGGTAAACAACTAGAAGTTTGTTTAGCTAACAGAGAGTATTGGACTACTGATAAAGACACCAACAAACCTGTTATTAAAACAAGAGTTGAGTATAAGTTCTCTAATATGTACGGAAAAAAGATTACATTTAAAGATAGTTTCAACAAACCTTTATCTGCTGAAGACAGAGCTGCGTATGAAAATGCAGTGGGTTTAAGTAATAATAATAACACGGTGGAAACACCCTTTTAAATTTTAAAAAATGAGATTAATTAATTATTTTACAAGTAACGCAAGACAATTAGATAAGTTTAAACTAGAGTTTAGACTACTTGGATTTACATTTGTAGAGCTTAAGTTTGATGTATCAAATAGATGCTTTAAGTTTGTTCTACTTAATGTAGGTGTAGGATATAATTGCGATTGCTCTTGTTAAATGGGAAGTAAACACTTAGCACATATAAAAAATGGTAAAGTGACTTTCCAAAACAAGGAATTGTTTGAAGACCACCTGCTCAGTCACGAGGGAAAGACTGTAGTAATTACAGTTGGGGAGCAAAAAAAGAGACGTAGTCTCAACCTTAACTCCTACTACTGGGCAGTGGTCGTCAAATTATTAGCAGATGAAACAGGGTATAGTAAAGATGAAATGCATGAGGTTTTAAAATCTATGTTCTTACGAACTAGATATAAAATCAAAGGCGTGTGGATAGACGGAACAAAGTCTACAACTAAACTTTCTAACAAAGAAATGGTAGAATTTTTAGATGAGGTAAAACGATTTGCCTCTACCACTCTAAGCTTATACATACCCGACCCAAATGAGGTGGACTATGAATGATTTAGAAATATTTATAAACGGTAACGTACCTTCAAGTAAGAATGGAAAAAGGTGGACAGGCAAGTACCTGATACACAGTAAAACAACAATGCGTTATATTAAAGAATCTAAATTAGAATACATAGAACATACAAGTATATTTAAAAATTATGTTAAACAATACGAACCCCCATTTGTAATTCATTTTAAATTTTACAGGAAATCAAGGAGGAAATTTGATTACGTTAATCCATTACAAACCGTACAGGATTTAATGGTTAAGTATGATTGGTTGGAAGATGATAGCTCTGACCACCTCCTGCCTGTATTTGATGTATATGAATACGACAAAGAAAAACCAGGGGTGACAATAAAAGTTAAATCAAATGAAAACAAAAAGAAGACAACAAACACATTACACAAGACTACTAGATTATCTAAAGAAGTTCAAAACAATAACAAGCCTAGACGCAATAAGAGACCTAGGAAACACTAGATTATCTGCAACCATTTTTGAATTAAGAAAAGATGGGTACAATATAGAAAGCAAAGATATCAAAGTATCAAACAGATGGGGTGGGCAAACTACTGTATCACAATACATATACAATGAAGGAAATTAAAATTAAATTATTAAAAGACGACCATGTGACAGATAAAAATTATTATCAAGACCACATGTATATGAGCAACTCAATGTTAAAATTATTCATGGACAAATGCCCTAGATTTTTTGAACATGCAACAGCCAACCCATTGCCTACCACTAAGGCAATGAGGTTTGGCTCTGCTTTTCACATGCTAGTATTAGAGCCCAATGAATTTAATAATCATTATGCTGTTGAGCCAGATGGTATAGACAGAAGAACAACATTAGGTAAAACTACATTGTTAAAGTTTAACGAAAGACTTAACGGTAGAGAATCTATTGCACATAAAGATTATACATTAATGCAAAACATGAACACTCATTTAAAAGCAAACACACATTATGCTTTATTAGAAAACTGTAATCAGTTTGAAAAAATATATTTATGGAAAAATGAAACTCAAGGTATATTGTGTAAAGGTAAATTAGATGCAGTAAATACTACAGCCAAATATATAGTAGACTTAAAGACTACAAACAATGCAAGTCCAGAAGTATTTAAAGATATTATTATTGAAAGAAAGTATCATATGCAAGCAGCATTTTATTGTGACGCATTAGGATACAATACCTATTACATATATGCTATAGAAAAATCTGCACCATATTGTATGTGTGTATTCAAACTATCTAAAGATATGTTAAAAGAGGGCAGACGTCTTTATACAGAAGCTATAAGTGCTTACATAGCATATAATATGGATAGAAGTTTAACTGATTATAATAATGATAAGATATGCGAAATATAAAACCAATTGATTATGTTGCTGTGTTAATATTTTTGACAATAGCAGCTATAAATGTATTATTAATTAAAATTTTAAGTGATTGTTTGTAATATGGAATTAGTATTTGTTTACGGAACACTACGGAAAGGTCATGGTAATCATAAACTTATAGAAGGGGGTAGGTTTATGGGAAGTGGCCTTACCGTTAAAAAATATGCAATGTATTCTAGTGGCATACCCTTTGTTAGTGAAGACGAACCTATCTCTAGAATTAAAGGTGAGGTATATGAAGTATCAAAACCTATGTTAAAATTATTAGATATGCTTGAAGGGCACCCTGCTTGGTACGAAAGAAAGAAAACTGTTGTAAAGATAGGTCAGAAGAAAGTAAAAGCTTGGTTGTATTTCAATAACACTAAAACAGAAAATTTAATTGTGTCTGGTGATTATGAAGAAGCATACTAAAATATATATGAAACATTTTAATTATGCTTTAGACGACTTTATACCGTGTACTACATGCGGAACAAAAGCTGTTGACATCCATCATATTGAAAGACGTGGGATGGGGGGTTCAAAAGATAAAGATTTTATAGAGAATCTTGCAGCTCTTTGTAGAAGTTGTCACGATAAAGCAGAACGAGATAAAGATTTTAATCAAATTGTTAAACGTAAACATTTAAAACTATTATAACATGAAAGTAGAATTAAACGCAGAATTTTTAGCTATGGCTTTAGCAAGAAACAAAGTTGAAAAAAAATATGAATCAATAGGGTTTTCACCTTATAGGCAAATACAAGAAGAGTTCATTGGAGAAGTCTTCACAGATATTGCAAAAAAAGATTTTGACAAACACTATAATTATTTTTTAGAAACTATACTAAAGCATAGTAAAGGCGTTGATAAAAAAGAATTTGACTTATGAAAACGAAAAAAGACTTTGAATTAAGAGTAATAAATCTGGTGTGCAAACAATTAGTTTTGTTGCCAAAGCAGGTGCTCGGTAGTAACAGAAGCAGACCATTTGTAGTTGCTAGACAAATGATTGCTTCATTATTAAAAGAATCATTAGGGTTTACTTTATATGAAATTAGAGACGCGTTAAAGTATAAAAACCATGCGTCTGCTTTGCATGCATTACGAATGCACAAATCAGATTATTCAACAATCTATAAATATAGAAAAGATTATAAAGTATTATTAGAACAATTCAATTTAGAAGATTTTGATTTGGAATTAGAAGAAGAAAATTTGGTAAAGAAAAACATAGAACTTAAAACTTTGTTAGACAAAACCCAATTAGATTTACAAGAATCAATAAGAGAGATAAAGGAATTAAAATCAAAATTATCTGAATTAAAAGAGAGTATATTTTATACTAGAAAAAAGTTTGATTTAGTATAAAATTTGTATATTGTATGTGAATGTGTGAATTATGATTGTTTTTTCATAATTGTTTAGGGGGACTCGTCATATTGTCCCCCTTTTTT